ATCTCCACCGCGCTTTCCTCAAGATACTCTTCACCAAACTCGGCAATGTCTCCCACGGTAATCTGGTTCAATGTCGCCGCTGCATGCAGATGACGCAGCTGCGCAATGCAAGCTTCGTAAGCACGCAGCGCACGCGTCGCTCTGCGTTCAATGTCCCAGCCCAAACCACGGCCCTCTTCGGCGATCAGCCGGTGCAAACCCTCAACGTCCATTTTTCTTTCCTCCCTTTTTTTGCACTGACGGACGCAACACTGGTTTCGCCAAAGGCGCACCATTGATCGTCGCGCTGCTCAGACCTTCCGGGCTCGCCGATATCTTCACCAGATAGCCGCGCTCAGCCCAATAGGCCTGGATCTTCTTTGCGAGACGTTCGTTTTTCGTCATGTCTCAGCCCTCCTTCTTTTTCTTTGTCCCATAATGTGAGCGCGAAAGCAACCACTCCTGCATCTTTTTTTGTGCATCCGCCAAGCCGTGGCCGATGATCACCGTATGGCCAACGCTTGCAAGGTACGCGTGCCAATCCGCCTGCACGGTTGACACTACGCCACCGTCGGCCCGCTTCATCTCAATCCACAAACCCCAGGCCGGCACACACAGATCAGGCACGCCAGGGCTGACGCCCTCTACCTTGAGCCGCGCGCCAGCAGTGCGCGAGCGCGCCTCCCCGTTAGGGATCGCAAAGATCCGCGCCGTGTAAGTCTGGCGGAACCAGCTTACAAACTCGCGTTGCTCGACGTGTTCAGAGCGAGCGGATCGGCTCCCAGCTCCTGCTAATGACGCGGAAGAACCGGTCTTCTTTGCGATAGGTGATCGACGTCGGCGGGGGCGCGTTGTGTAGGTAGGCATAGATATCATCGTCCTGGCTGCATGGCAGCCCCAACGGCCCCATAATTTTTTTTAGCGATTCCCAAGCGCGGTACGATGCCGCGCCGCCATGCCAAACAGTGAAGTATTCCGTCACCACATCACGCAGCATGTCGTGCGGATAATACCGAACCCGGAGCATATCGGTCCCATTGTTGTGTATATCCCAGCGCCAATCCTTCACGACCATGGCAAGCGACACAAGCTCATCACTCATGATCGGAGCAACCTTAAGCTCCATCTGTGGCGGCTTTGGCGGTGGAAACATATAGCCGCAATGCGGGCATTGGCGGACAGCGGTGTGGCAAAGGGTGTGACACTTAGGGCAGGCCTTTACTGGAGCCTCGCCGCCCTCCGTTTTCTTGGGCTTTTTCACGATTGGCTGATCGAACACACCATGCGTGTGCGTCAGCCCCGCAAAATCCAGCACCAGACAATCATTGATGTGCTCTTTTAATCGCGTCCCTCGACCCAGCATCTGCACATAAAGACTAGTGGATAGGGTGGGGCGACAAGCGGCAATGCAATCCACATTTGGAGCATCAAAGCCGGTAGTCAAAACATTGGCGTTTGTCAGCGCACGGATTTTTCCGGCCTTGAAATCAGCAATGATCTGCGCCCGCTTATCAGGCGGGGTTATGCCGACAATAGTTTCTGTCGTTACTCCCAGCGCCTGCAGCGCATCGCGCATGGCAAAGGCGTGGGCGACGGAAACGCAAAACACCAAAATGCTTTCCCGCTGCTCAGCTTTGTCGAAGATCTCTGCGGCCACCGATTGATTGAGATCGGCTCTGTTCACCGCCGCCTCGAGATCGGCCTCAACATATTCCCCGCCGCGTTTCTTGACCTCGCTCAAGTCAAACCTGGTCGCAGTGGCCAGTGATCTAAGCGGCGCCAGATAGCCCTGTCTGACAAGATCCAAGACCTCGATCGGCTCGAGCAGATCGGTAAATATGGCGGGTGCGTCTGTGATGTAGCCGTGGCCCAGCCGGTAGGGCGTGGCGGTCAAGCCGATCACTTTCAGTTGGGGGTTGATTGCCGTCAATTGATCAATCAGGCGCCGATAGTTTCCTTCCGCCGCGTGGTTAATGCGATGGCAGTTATGAACTAATTTTCCGTTAGCAAAGAAAGAAGGGTGTCCTTCGACTTGAAGGTTGAATACAGGAACAGGGCTCTTTCGTTTGACAATCGATATACGCTCCAGCCTTGGGAAATCAAAAAATTTGTTTTCTTCAAATCTTGTTTTTTCCGCTCTAGGCTTGAATGACTTAAGCCGTCTATTTCGATGGCTAACTTTATAGATTGGTTTGCCAAATCCACTTTGTAGCAAGTTGGTAAACCGCTTGTATTGCTGCGCTTTACATTGGTTTTGATTGGAAGCTCCGCTTCCCATCCCTCGCCCAAAGCATGCAGCATTGCTAATTGAGCTAATGGCAGCAATTGCCCGTTGCCTCCACGACGAATAGGCTTGTGCTTTATTTCTCGAAGTTTTGCCTTCATTTTTAATCGAGACTGATGATTGCTCATCGGGTTTTTGAATTTCTTCGCACAAGACGCCGAGCAGGTTTTTTGCTTGTTCCAGGTAGGCTCCGGACAAGCCGAAATTATTTTTTGTGTTTTCGTGTCCCGCTTTATCCAGGGAGAAAACGGCTTCCCACAACAAACGCACGCCTTCGATGCCAAAAACATGCGATCCGATCTCCAAGGACGCTGCTTGTTGCCATCCTTTTTCTGTAAAGAAGGGGTGGTTTTTTGTGCATTCAACACTCGTTCCATCTGAAAACTCCAATTTGTAAAGCTCGTAAGATGGCTTGGCGGATACTCTTACGACCTTTCCAATTCCATTGGCGTTATATACATGATCGCCACACCTCACAAGCTCAATATTTTTTAAGCCCGTTGTGGTTTGAATTTTGGTGCCAGATGGGAAGCATTCGTCAATCAAAACGATATCCACCCAACCAAGCAGGTCAGCCTTTTTGGCGACGCTTTGAATGCCGGCAAACGTAATCGCCTCGCCCGCATTCCGTTGGCGCAGGCCAGCAGAGTAGATCCCAAGCGGCGCGTCCGGCCAGTGTTGGCGCATCTTGGCAGCGTTCTGTTCGATCAGCTCCTTGACATGCGTCAGCATTAGGATGCGCTGGTCGCTGTAGGTGGACACGACCAACTTACAAAACTCAGCGATGATGTGGCTCTTGCCCGCGCCGGTCGGCAAAACCAAACACGGGTTGCCCGTGTGCTGCTCGAAATACTCGAACAGCATGTCAAGGGCGCGCTGTTGATAATCGCGTAGCATTGCCGCCTCCCACAGTTAAAAGGGCGTCCAATGATCGTTGACAAGCTTGCGTGACGACACGCCCCCGGCCCCGTTCAACACCACCGCGCCTTCAATGCGATAAGCGCCAGTGATCCCGTCCGGGCTTTCGGCCTGGTTCCACAGCACAAGATTAGGGTGCAGCACATGGCTGTCGCAGCCTTCGACTTGCGCGTCGTAGGGGATCTCTGCGTCGTACACCGCGCAATGGCTTGTGCCGTCCGGGCGAGCTGTAAAGTGAGCGCAAGTGCGACAATGCACTTGATTGGTCATGCTTTCGGTGTGGCAAAAGAAATTGCCGGGGCACATCTTGCACACGTAATATGCCGCGCTGGCCCCATACATAGGATCGGGCAGGCGGTCGCTTGCAGTAATGTGCTTGGCGCGCAGCACGGCTTCCTCTGCGACCAGCCGATCATAGCGCACGCGCTCGGCATATAGCCGATCGTCGTCCTTGCAGACCGCCAGATACAAAGCCCTGTCAATGCCCGTCGCGTGCATATAGACCTGCATCTGGACGTAGTGCATGGGTTTGGATTTCTCGACGCCCTCTTTCAACAAGCCCGCAAAAGACCGTGCGTTGTGCGTCTTGAACTCTGCAACGTGCTGCTTCTCTGGCGCCTCAGGTACGCCCAGAACGATCGCGTCGATCGTGCCAGCCACATGGCCGCCAAGAGACACCGCCACCTGCGTGTCCACGATTTTCAGCCCGGCCAGCTCCAGATCGGCCAGCATGACCTCTTCTTCGCGTTGGCCCCGTCGAAACAGGCGCAAAAGCCGCCCTTCGTGGTTGTCTTCCACGGCCCACCGAAAGCTCAGCCACAACCAACGATCGCACTCATGCCCCAACATGGATGCTCCAAGATGCGGGCGAGGCTTGCGCCCCGCCCTGTCTTGGTTTCGCACAGCGTTGTCGATCAGGGTGACAACGGTGTGCTGGGGATCTGCCAAGGCGCTCACTTCTTGGCCTGCCATGGCGGGGTCGGACGGCTCAAGGCGGCTTGCGTGGCCGCTCCAGGCGCGGCGGGGGTTTCGCCGACCGAGGCAGGAACGCCGGCAGACAAAGCCTTCCAGGCTCTAATCTCATTGCTATCGGCGTACTGGCCGTCGCCCTTGCGAATATCAACCTTGATCTCACAGACCCCGCCGACCAGCTGATCAGTGTCTGAAATCTTGGTCAGCCCGATTGCCCGCATCAACTCGCCCAGCTGCTGGCGGCCAATCTGTTCGGCCTTGGCCGAGGGGTTGGAGTGGTTGATGTTGCCGTACACCACGCGACCCTGATGGCTGGGGCCGGTAATGTCGTAGCGCACCGCGATATACTCACCAGTGCCGGCTTTCGTCGTTTTGCCCACGGCCTCGACAATGCGCGCGTGGTACCAGCCAGGCGGCAGGGGATCATACTGGCCGCCGCCGACGGGCAGATCGTCCAAAGTGAAGGTTTGATGCAGTTTCATTTCAGTCCTCCTTTGTGATGGTGAACGATGGCCGGCCTGGGGTGATGGTAATGGCCGGGAGCAGGGGCTTGGTGATTTTGCCGTCGGCAGAGCGCCACTGGCGCATGTCCACTTCAGGCTTCCACCGAAACAGCGTGCTTAAGTGAATGCTTAGCCCGTGAGCCTCGGCCAAGGTTTGCAGCTTGTCGCTGTCAACCCGCCAGTTGTCTCGCTCAGCAATGCGAATGCGGTAGCCCTTAGCTTCGCGCAGATTGGCCTTGATCATCTGATCTTCGACGGCCCGCCGCTGGGCAATGGCCCGCGCCTCGGCTTCTTTGGCCTCAATCCATTGTTGGGGAAGCGGGGTCATGATTGCACCTTGCGGATGATATGCCCCAGATCAGCAGGTTCCCACGCCTCAAGTTTGCCGCTGCGGTCCTTGGCTTGCCAAAGGCCATCCCCGTCGCACTGCAGCGCCCGTTGCACTGCGCCGTCGGGATCTTTCTCGACGCGCAAAGCCAGCACTTCGTCGAAAAAGTAAGGCAGGCTTTGGCCAGTCTTGTTGCCGGGCATGCTGGGCGAGTAGAGTAGACGCCCCTGTTCGTCGGCCTGCTTCTCAAGCTTGGCGCTCATATAGACGTGCTTGCCCGGCAGGTCGCGAAATGAGCGGATCAGCTCAGCCATGGCGTCCTGCATGGCGCCATAGGCTTGGCGTGGATCTTTGGCCACGCGCTTTTCAGCGACCAGCACCACCTCGGCAATCTCGCTGATGCTGTCGAGGGCCACGCTTTCAAAAGCGCGGGCCTCATCACTGCGGCTGACCCAAGACAACGCTTCCCGCAGGTCTCCAATGTCGGCGATCTCGATGTATGGCAAGTCAGCTCCGGCAATCGACAACAGGCCAGCCTCCGCTGACAGCACGATTGGGTTGGGTAGCGTGGGGATTAGAGAGGTTTTGCCTGCGCCGGCTTGTCCGTACACAAGCAGCTTGACGCCATCACGGGCAATCGCGCCCGTGCGCTTCAGTTGTATAGCCATTGTCGTTTCTTTCGTTGCGCCCAGTCGGCCAATCCGGTCGGGCAAAACTGTCTTGCCTTTCCTGAACGGTTCTGTCAACAGAGACGACCACTTTTTTTATCATTGAGGCGATAAATGTTGACGATCGACCAAATCAGGCTTGCACTTGTGGACCGCAATTTGCGGGCCGTAAGCCGAGCGACGGGTGTGGGCTACAGCACACTCCTACGGCTTTCCAAGGGAGGCAGCGTAAGCATGCGTACGGCTCAAGCGCTGAGCGCCTATTTTGAAAGAGGGCGGCCATGACCGACCTGACAAGGGTGTTTGGTGGCCCCTGGAGCCCGCCGACGGCAAAGCCGATTGACGATCAGATCCGAGACGCCATGCGTCAGGCCGGAGTGGAGCCGCCCGACAGGATCATTGTGGACGGCAACCTGCATCGTTTTGCGACCGGCAGCAAAGGCCAAGCCGGCCACGACAAACCGGGCTGGTATGTTTTCTACGCCGACGGGGTCTGCGCTGGCGCGTTTGGCGACTGGCGTTCGGGCGTCAGTCAAAATTTTCGCGCTGATGTGGGGCGCGAGCTGACTCCGCAAGAGCAGATGGCCGTGATGCGCCGTCAGCGCGAGGCGAGAGAGGCCAGGGACGCCAGGGCCAGCCAAGCCGCCGAGACGGTGGATGTCATCTGGAGCCAAGCCGGCGCGGCCAGCGATGACCACCCATACCTCGCCAGGAAGAGGGTCAAGGCCCATGGCCTGCGGATCACAGGAGACGGGCGGCTCATGGCCCCGCTCTTTGATGAGGCCGGCGCGCTGTCGTCACTGCAGTATATAGACGCAGACGGAGGCAAGCTCTATCACGCAGGCGGCACAACAGGCGGTCGGTATTGGGCGATCGGGGCCGTTGAGGGCGAGTTGATCTACATTGCCGAGGGTTTCGCGACCGCCGCCACCATCCATGAGGTGACGGGCAGGCCCTGCATTGTGGCCTATAGCGCCAGCAATCTAGCTCCCGTCACCGGCCATATCGTCGCCGCTCACCCCCAGGCGCGCGTTGTGATCGTGGCCGACAATGACGCCAGCGGCACCGGCCAAAAGTACGCAGATCAAGCGTCAGCCAAGCACGGCGCAAGCGTAATCGTCATCCCCATTACTGGCGACGCCAACGACTACGTCGCCGCAGGCCATGACCTCGCGACCCTTCTGTCACCGCCGACCTACGATTGGCTGATCCCCGCCGATGACTTTGCAAGCCAACCCGCCCCGATTGAATGGATGGTCAAGGGCTGGCTGCAGGCTAATGCGCTGATCATGGTGCATGGCCCTTCTGGCGGGGGCAAAACGTTTGCCGTCCTTGATTGGGCTTTGCACATGGCCGCCGGGCTGACCGATTGGAACGGCCATAAGGTCAAGCCGGGGTCTGTGTGCTACCTCGCGGGCGAAGGGCACCACGGCCTGCGCGGAAGGATCGCGGCGTGGAAGCAGCGCCATGGGGCCACAAGCCTATCCATGTGGCTCAGTCAGAGCGGCGTCGATCTTAACACTCCAAGCGGGCTGAAGGCCACGATCGAGCATATCCGAGCC